CCTGTCCATGACGTGTGGATCATGTCTGGGCGTAACCTTAGTGATATCCTAGTTTATAGGAGGACACTATGTCTTTCGACAAAGGAGACGCCATTAGGAGACTCTCCGCTTGCGGAATTCCAAAATCCGATTCCATTAACATGGTTAAGGAAATTGGAAAATGGATTACTTCCTCTGGTGAGGAATGGACTGTCAAACGACTTAAAGGAATCAAACTTGATTACCTTAGACACCTGGCAGGGCTTAAGCCCGTAGGTGAATGGATTAAACACTCTAAGTCCGGAAGACCAAAGGGCGCCTTTGGCGTCTTATGGAAATTCGGGCGTAAAGATGTTTTCAAGTGTTGGAATGCCTTAATGGTCTATACCGGCATCGTTCGCGATAATGGAAAGATCAAGATGACTGAAGGTCAATACCTAAAGTTCATCAAGGCACTTTATCGGGAACAACCTACCGAAGACGCACTCGACATGGGCCGTGTGCTCATTGACAATGCCTTTTCGCAAGTGTCTTTCCCTGAGCCTCTATTAACCACGGGCAGTTCTCTAATGGATTTTGTTCCATCGGAGACTAAACGTGCACCCTTATCATACGGTACTGGACCTGAGGTCCAAGGTGTCCTAAATTCATTGGGCACTTTGGCTATGAGACCTGACTTTACCGAGAGGTATTGGCAGATCTTTTCAGGTGTCGTCCGCGGATGTGAACCGTACTGGGAGTTTCTCTCAGCTACAGCAACGATTGACGCTGCTTCTAAGAATAAACCCTTAGTTGGCGGTATATCCTGGATACAGGACCCTGGTTATAAACTTCGGTTTGTAGCTAATCCATTCAGGTGTTACCAACAGGCTCTTGAGCCTTTGGCCGATTACCTCTATGATACGCTGCGTATGGTCCAGACGGACTGTACGTTTGATCAAGATGAGGGCGTTAGGTTCGCTCAATCCATGTTAATGGAAGGTAGAGAATCCCATTGCTTTGACTTGTCAAATGCAACTGATCATTTGCCTATGGCCCTTGCGGACCATATAATGGGTAAGCTTGGTGTTCCGAAATTGTGGAGAGACTTCTCAACAGAAGTTTCCCACGGCGACTGGAATGTCAGACTCGAGGAGCTCCCCCCCTTGAAGGGGAGAGTAGTTCAAAAGAACGGATTAACGACCGTTCCTCATCGAGCTTTTGGCACTCTAGGCGGTGTGGATCGCCTCCATTGGGAGGTGGGTCAGCCATTGGGAGTGAAAACTTCCTTTGCTTTTCTGGCCTGGACTCATAACATGATTCTTCAAGGAATTTGTGTGACTCTGGGTAAACCATTCTTATTCAGAATATTAGGCGATGATCTCATCATTTTTGATGAAGAGATTGCTCACTTTTATTCTCAGTTTATGAGAATTATTGGAGTGCCGATTAGTCCAGAGAAATCTTTGGTCTCTAAGCGTCTTGCAGAGTTTGCCGGCCGCATCATCTTTCCTAATTATGTCCTTCGTGGATATAAATGGGGAGGACGTGGCGACAATTCATTCATAGACGTGGCTCGAAACCTGGGCCCTAGATCCTTGCCTCTCTTTAAAAGGAGACAAAGGCGGGTTCTAAAGATTCTTGGGTCTATTCCTGAACCATGGGGTTTTGGATGGAATCCACTAGGTCTTTCCTATTGGGATCGACTTAGTCCATTCATTGAGGCCTTGGAGAAAGAAAATTCTCGGTTAAGATCCTACACATCAAAGACATCCCTGATAAACACTCTACTGTATAACAGCAGATGGGTGTCTATCAATAATGAGGGTGTCGATCCTCATCTTGCCTCCGACCAGGAGGTACAGGAGTTATTGGCTAATCTCTTTGATCATCCCGTAAGGGATTACCCATTGCAGATGTTGCCAAATGTTGAATACCTTCTTCATCTTATCGATGATGGGGGTACTCCACCTGTAGTCTTTGATAATCCACATATGATAAGCAAAGCTTATCATGTGTTAAGTACTTTCAGTCAGCTTGAAAGAGCTTCTGAAATGACTGAACTAATCCGTATGGAGAGGAAACTTTCCTCAGCAAGCGGGAAGAGC